CGATGAGGGGTGAGAGGAAGGAACCGTACTTCTCCCGCTGCTTCCCATTGGGGAACCTGGCGGGCCAGATGCGGACATCGTAGCCACGGTTGGGAAGCTCGTTGTAGATCGACTGTTCGGTCTGGGGAGTACCGAGATAGGTGATGGTGGTATCGTCACCCGGAGACAGAATGGCGTCGAACTCCTTGATCTGTTCCTTCAGCTTGTCACGCTTGGCTTGGGTGTCGGAGTTTGTGGGGACCTCACAATCGTCTACGATCACATCATGTGCACGGGAACCAGCAAGCTGAGAGGTGATACCCAGCGACTTCACAGAAGGGGCGTGAGAGGCTTGTGAGGGGCCAACATCGAACGATACCTTAGAGAACCGCTGGTCATCCTTGGGCCTCAGATGAGCGAGGATGGGCATCTCGTTGATCAAGCGCAGGGTAAAGGTAGAGAAGTCATCAGCACGTTGCTTCGACGCCGACACCACCAGCAGCTTCCTATCAGGGTTACACAGGAGCTTCCACGTAACAAAGGCTGAAGTCACCCATGATTTACCCACACCACGGAACGCCTGAATGACACGGCGTCTAGGCCCGTGCTGAAGGTAGTGTGCGATGTCGAACTGGACGGGGGTGGGATCGGGGAGGTTCAAGTGACGCCATACGAGAAAGAGGTAGTTGCGGAAGTCTTCCTTGATGGGGTCATATTCTTCAGTCATCTACAATGACCTCGATGTGTTCTTCAGCGACAAGCTGGAGGTGTTCAAGCTGACGCCTGATCTCGTTCTTGTCCTTCATGGATTGGATGACGGAGGTCCTCATCGAGGGACCCAGCTCTTCGATCTCCTCTTCAGACCAGTCTGGTTGCTTGAGGAGCTTCTTGTATCGGCGCTCATAGGTGCCGAGAAGGTAGGCGGCGCGGGAGGGGATGGAGAAGTACAGACGGTCACCAAGCAGCACGTTGCACTCCCCGCAGCATGGAACGGTTGTCCCCTGCTTGAAGTGCTTCTTGTGTCGCTGAACGTTCTGATTGTAACTAGCCGGGACTACATGGTCACGGTTGTTCCCATCCCACGCACCGCAGTAGGTGCAGTTGGGCATTGTCTCTCTTGTGGGAGCGATTGGGCGTAGAAGGTTAATTGCTGGGCCTCAGAGGGGTCGCCAGCGGCTTTCTTAAGTTGTCCTTGTAGATTTCCTTCGGGAGGGGAGACGGGCCTCTACGGCTCTTATTTCGCCTCCCCCTTCCCTAGGGTAACCTTACTTCGAGATACGGACCTTACAGGCGTTGGTGTTCCCTGTGCCTGAGAGGGAGCAGCGTATCCGTCCGCTGGCAGGTACGGTGATGGTGGTGCCGCCGATGATGCCCCCTTCAGAGGCATTGATGGCAGCATACAGAACAGCCCAAGCGGACCCGTCCCAGCCATCGATGGCGACGAACTCATTGCCGCTCAGTCCTGTTACAGTGACCTTATAGGCACCAGCGGGAAGTGTTCCCTTCTCCACGTTGTTGTCTCGCGGGAGGATATAGTTGATCTGACGCATTAGTGACGGGCCTCCTTAGCCGCATCTTTGGGGAACGGGAGCTTGTCGATCAGCCTGTTCGCAGGGTTGGTCTCGACGGGGCCACCGCCCACGTTGTTGTCTTTGAGGAACTGGCGGATGACGTTGAGAGTGGCGGCGTCAGCAGACACCTTCACCACCTCATCGCCAGCCACAACAGTCTTGCCCTCAGTGAGCATCCTCTCCATCTCGTTGACGAGAAGGTTGTAGATGTCCTTGAGCTTGTCAGCCATTAGGGTGATCTCCAGTGGATGTGGGAGGCGACCCAGTTGAACACATAGGGCACAACCATGCCCAACGAGATCAGGACGCCGCCAATGTATGCGACCTTCTTCTCCACTTCAGTCTTGAAGCTCTCAAGCTCAAGTATCTCTGCCCTGAGTTCAGCGATATCGTGCTGACACTGAGGGGACTGGGGAAGGTCACGGATGTTAGCCTTGATGAAGTTCTGGTTCTCTTCGATCCGCGCTGTGCGGTCTAGGAGATCAAGGAGGAGTTGGTTTGGTTCCATTACTCAGCGGGTGCCTCCGGTACAGGTTCGGAGGGAGGAACAGGGTTGACCAGCTTGTTCATGGTCACCTGACCAGCCTGGAGTTCAGCCAGGACAGCATCACGCTGCTGAGTAAGCTGATCGATCTGGGCGTTCAGCGCATTCAACTGTGCGTCAAGCGAGGACACAGCGAACGTCATACGTGACGCCAGTACAGCCAGCTCAGGTTCGGTGACACCAAGCTGTGTCATCACAGCCAAAAGTTCGGGTTTGAGGTTCATTGGAGTTCCTGTTGATTAGGCGCGGCGCAAAGCGAGTGTTATCGCGGCCCATGAATTGCCGGTGCTATCAGCATCGGAGAGACCGAATGCGACTGGATCAAACGCCCCACTTGTCCAGTCATTCTTGTGACCGATACCAAGAGTGATGTCGTTAACTCCGCTTCCATTAACAGTACGGAACGAAACCAGTTCTGACGAGGTGAAGGTGTAGGTGGAGAAGCTCCCAGATGCGCCGATAGCTACGATGAACGATCCTGCTGTTACAGGAGTGATAGACGGAGGATTGGCAGCACCAGTATTAATATTTGTATCTGTTACTGCTGCTACATCTAGCGGGGTTGTCGGATGGACACCCCTGAACACATAGACGGCCATTGCCCCGGCATCGTTAGTAGAACCAGTTGGACCAAAGGTGACAGAAGTGTCACCGGATACAAACTTGTACGCAACCCGTAGGTTTGTGTCCGTACTGTCGTTGGAGTAAAGCTCAGTACCAACAAGTGTGTAGTTGTTTGTACCGTCTGTGATAGATAGTGTTCTATCAGCGGTCGATCCCGTAGCGAACACCGCTAGAACGAGATCACCGTTACTTACGGAAGAAGAGATTCCTCCAGTAAGACCGGAGTTCAACGCAATTGTGCTGTTACCGGATGTAGCCCCAGCTTTGGAGGTGATGTTTCCTCCAACAAACTGGATTTGAGAAGCTTGTTTCGGAGCCAGCATCCCCATCGTGAAGGGCATCGCCAGCATATGTTTCGAGAACTCAAGGTTCTCAGGCTTGATGATGGCAGGTTTGGGCGGGAGGATTAGTCCCGCCTTCACCTGTACCAGTGAGCGTTCAGCGAACGCCGGAAGTATCAAGCCAGCGGCGAGAGTACCCGCCAGCAGAGCTTTCTTGATCATTAGGTCGTAATGTCTCCGATGAGGACCCACTCGTCGGTACCAATCTTCAACAGAGTGGCACCAGAGTACTGTCCAGTGAGCTTGAGCTTTGATCCTGAGGACCTGATTGTTACACCAGCACCACCAACAGTAACCTGACCAGCACCCATCTGGATGATGTCGATGCGGGTATCCAACGGGAACGCAACGGATGCGTTGGTAGGGATTGTCAGCGTGATGGCAGAGGCGTTGCTAAGCCGCACAGCCTTACCAGCGTCAGCCAGCACCAGCGTGTAGGTCGTACCAGACTGCGCGTTGGCAGGAACAGTACGTACGGTCTCCACCACGTAGTCCGTAGTGGCAAGCTGGGTTGTCTCAGTCCATGCCGAAGCCGTAGGAGCGGCGGGCGTACCAGTGAACGTAGGAGACGCAAGAGAGGCCTTGGCGTCCAGAGAGGTCTGGAGGTTAACAACATCCGAGACAGCGTGGGTGTGACCAGACAGCGACACATCCTTTGTCGCACCGTTGACACGGACAAACATTCCACTCGTCGTAGTCCACAGGTCACCATCCACCGGAGCGGTGGGAGCCGCACCATGAGGAACACGGAGACCAGCGCCACCGACAGCAGAAGCCACAGTGGCGATCAGACCAGTCATCGTTCCACCAGACAGGTTCAGCTTGGCGTCAAGCGAGGTCTGGAGGTTGGTCACATCAGAGATGACATGACTGTGAGCGGACGGAGTAAAGGTCGTAGGCTTGCCAGTAATCTCAGTCCAGTCCTGCGCCGTAGCAGTCAGGCTCAGTCCGTTACCAGCATCGTTGTAGGAGTAGGTGATGCGGGTGTGGGAACCGTTGGCGAGAAGCGTATTAATAGCATCCTGTGCAGCCTCATCGAAGTCAGTGACCTGAGAAGCTGTGTGGGTATGCGAGGACGCGGCAGCATCAGTGATCCCATAGCCCGACAGAGTGGTGGGCTTGGAAGTAACACCAGACCACGGAACGCTGTCAGCACTGTCAGCAGAGGCGACCTTACCGTCATCGTTAGGGTCATAGACGGTCTTCGTCATGTCACCAGTACCAGAACCAGAGGCACCTTGGTTACCAGTTCTGGAGAACCACATGAACAGCGTGTCGTTGTTGGACGGGAGCGTACCAGCAACATAGGAGACAGGAACCTTGCGGTATCCGGTCATGTTCACGACTGCACCGTTAACCTGGAACAGGAGGTAGTTGGAGTAGCCGGAAGGCTTCAGATGGAGAAGACCACGGTTGGCCGAGGTCGTGCTATCATCCAAGCTGTCGAGCCAGTTCGTCATGCTGTTCGCTTCATCATCGAGATCATCGATGTAAAGCTCAGTTACAGAGGCGATGGTTCCATTGTTGAACCTGATCTTACCGTCACCAGGATCGGCGTCAGTAGTGGTCGTGGAGAACACATAGCGGACACCAGCGTCTCGACCATTGGTACCGTTTGTACCAGTAGCGCCTGTAGCACCGGTTGCACCAGTTGCACCAGTAGTGCCCTGAGGTCCAGTGATGTTGTCACGAAGGGTCCACGTCGAGACACCAGTCTTCTCATAGACATCGCCATTGGCGTCATTGAGGTACCAGTCACCGACAGCATAGGAACCAGTCGCAGGAGCGCCAGTGCCACTGTACCACTTGGAGCCGGGAGCGCCAGCAGTACCCTGCGGACCAGTTGCACCCGTCCCACCAGTGGGACCCTGAGGGCCAGTAAGATTGTCCCTAAGCGTCCAAGCAGAAGCACCAGTCTTCTCATAGACATCACCGTTGGTCTCGTTCAGATACCAATCAGTGACAACACCGAGACCACCAGAGGGAGCACCAGCGCCACTGTACCAGAGAGAACCATCAGTTCCAGCAGGGCCAGTAGCACCCGTTGCGCCCTGAGGACCAGTGTCTCCCTGAGGACCTTGGATAGAACCTACGTTGGACCAAGACCCATTGTTCCACACATAAAGCTCAGCGTTGACGAGATAGCCGTCACCGTTAGTATTGCCCACAAGTGGGAGCAAACCTGCATTAGCAAACGATCCAAGGATACGAACGCTTTCACCAGCGACACCCTGAGGACCTTGGACGCCTTGCGGACCCTGAGGTCCAGTTGCACCCTGCGGTCCCGTAGGTCCGGTGATGTTGTCAACCACGCTCCACGATGCGTTACCCTTGCGGTACACATCACCGTTGGAGGTATTCAGATAGAGGTCACCCTCGATCCCTAGATATGACGGTGGCGCACCAGTTCCGGTGTACCACTTGGAAGAGTACTCTTCGCCTTCCTCTGCAATGTAGATAGCCTGACGGATTGCCTTGTTGAGGTCTGCCGTCTGCCAGCGTGACTTGGCGGTGAAGTCTACCAACGGGGCATTCGCAGTGTCACGCTTGATCAGGATGACTGCACCATTGGTGGGCGCAGCGTCAAACCTGATCTGGCTATCACTCAACCACACGAAGGCAGAGGTCTCTACGTTATCGAGAAACACCTTCACATGGGAGCGGTCAAGATAGAGGAAGGGAACATTGTAGGTTTGCGTAGCACCGTTCCCGGTGTACGTTACGTAGCTATTAGCCATCGATTTCCCTGATTGATAGAGAGGAGAGAGGGAGCCTTAGAAGCCCCCTCACTTAGGTTTATTTAGGTTCTTTAGGAGTGTACTTGGGGTAGTCTTGAATAACCTTATCGAGACCGATGGTGAACGGAAGCCATACCCCCAACAGTCTACCCATCTTCCGTAACTCCGGCTGCGAAGGGGTACGCCCCTCACGGACCATGTCACCAACTGAAGTAAGCGTTGCCATGACATCGTTATACGTGGACACTGCTGGCGACCCAAGGATCAGGTCGCTTGCCTGAGTAGAGCTTCTGGAGTTAGCAAAGAGGCTATCACCGGTGATCCAAGGCATCGCAGTATCGACAAGCATGGGAAGAATGGAAGACGCACCAGTACGCCCAATACCTCCAAGCACCAAGGCTTCAGCCTGAGTATCAGTAAGGTTCCCCTTGAGGATGGTGTCATCCATGTACTCGTCAGGGTCTTCCTTACCGAGAGAACGAGCCTTCCCTTGGAGATAGTACATCATTGTACCAGCACCAACCTGAGACATCAGGACTGCCATAGCGCGAGGATCGAAGTTCGCAATATTGTGTAGCGTCTGCTTACCCCAGGCCCCCATGACGAAGGAGCGGAACTGGAAGATCATACCTGCAAGCGGAGTTGTCATCCACTTCGCAAGAGAACCCACATCGTTCCTCTGGATCACCCTGCCAGTCCAAGAGTACAGCGCACGGGCAAACCTTGCCCTTGCAACAGGGTCCCACTTCTCAAAGTTCATGTAGACCAATCGTCCACCTTGGGTGAACTCAGCGTTCTGATAGATGTTCTTCAGTACCTCAGCGAGGGACTTGTCATCGAACCCCATCATCCGCATACGATCTGCATCCTTCCTGCCAAACCAAGAGTTGATATCATCAACCTTGAAGTCGTAGGTGGTGTCGAACACAGGCTTCCCAAGATCGTCCAAGACTGGAACTTCAGTTGTCTCTTGGACAACCTTACCATTCACTACCTTGGACTTGGTTACAGCTTTCATGCGAGGGGTCTGCTTGGCGACCAGCTTATCCTTGTGCTTCATAGCCAGCAGTCCAAACCTCTGAGCGATGGTTGTCATAGCCATCTGGTGAGACATGGAGTTAGCCACATTGAACAAGGAAATCTTGCTGGTCATACGCTTACCCACCGCCAGCGCATTGTCGAACATGCGTCCAGCAGCGTTGCCTCTGGTTTCACCGAAGGCTTCCTCAAGGAAGTGTCCCTTGGTGAAGTTGAGGATACTGTCATCCCCAAGTCCTTGCAGAGCCATCAACTCAGGGATCAGAGCTTTTCGTTCTGCACCCTTGGCAGTCATCACAAGACGCATCGAAGGGATGGCCTTGAACATTGCGTGGAAACCAACTGCGGCAGGGATGTGGGCAATCTCTTGGAACTGATACAGACCCATGTTCTGCATGAGCCTGACAAACATTGTCCCAGAGACACGCCTCATCGTCGCTGCCCAAGCAGTGTTAGCAGCGGCTCCGAGCCTTGGCTTGCCTGTGATGTGATCGTAGACATACTCAAGACGGCGGATGGTTTCATCAGCTTCCGCTGGTTTCACACCATCTCTGATCATTGCTTCGTGCGTCTCGCGTATGAGAGCGTTCCACTCAGATCGAGTAGTGATACCGTTGATCATGGT